ACCATCAATATATGCAAGGAATTTAGATTAAAACGAAAAGAAATGTATATGTATTATCCAAAGGAAGGAGCTTGGTTCTCTCTAAAAATGGTCATTAACTCAAATAGTTCTTACAATTTGGATTTTAATTATGATAATTGGGATGAAATTCCAAGTTATTTTCAGGAATTAGATTGGATTTTGAGCTTTTACACCAAATTTCCACGAAGTATAGAATATACCCCTAAGTGGTTAAGGAAAATAGTTGGAAGTAGAAAGCTGTACTTGACTTAGTTTCTGTGAGTATATAAAATAATTTCGCTAACAACGCAGGATAACGGCAAGCCGTTCCCTGCTGAACCATTAACATCAAAAACAGTGTACCATATATGGAAACAAGAGATAAACTTTTTACTGAAGAACAGTATAGGAAACAACTTGCTGGATATTCCAAAAGGTGTAAACAGTTAGAAAGCAGTATTATGGAAATTATCAATGCAGAGAAAGAGCATATTCAATTATACTCTGCTCCAAATTCTAATGTTGCTTACAATAAAACAGTTACACTTTTTGGATGTAAATTGAATTCATTTCTAACCAAGTATTCAGTTGGGGAAGATATGGCAAAATTGAAAGATGATTACAATAATTTAGTGAAAACGCTAACAAATCATTGGACGATTACCGGTATGTATGTACAGATGTTATGGATGTTGTCTATTGGAATTATGTTAGATACAGATGAACAAAATATAAGGATATTATCAAGCATGATTGACAATGAAAATGTTAATGATGCCTTATATGATTTTTTAATAAAATACAGATTAACTGATTGGGAAAGATGTTCTGACACAGTATTGTTTCCAGTTCCTTATCAAAGTACATTGTCTATAATTTCCAGCAACAATCAAAGTAAAGAATTGTCCATTCAGAAATTAGAGAAGTATCTTAAAAAGGAATGGTATCGAGGTCATTCTGATTGTGCTTGGCATGACGACCATAAATATGGTATCAGACATGACGGCTATTGGAGCTTTGAAAGCGGTGCGTTAGTCAAGGTCTTGGGGCTGGATGATACCAGCTTGAAAGGATTGCCCTACTATCCATACGACATGGTACACTGGAATGAGAATAAAATATGATGTTAACGAAGCGTGATAACGCCTTACAGCGTTCCCCGCTAAACCATTACCGACAACGAATAAAGTTATAGACATGAAGCATATGCAAATGATAATAACAATAGTGTGCATACTTTATGTAACCGCAAGTTGTACAACGCAAAAGGTTGCATATAGAGAAAGGTTTGAAGAAGCAAAAGGATATGCCCTTTATGCTTGTATCGCACACATGAACAAGTTTGTTGATAGTACATCAGTTATCAACAAAGATTATTCTGGCGAATATTTTGTTCAATTAAGCAGTTTATCGCTGGAAGAAATTATCAGAATAAAGGAATATGTGGATAAAGAATGTATGAATTATTGGAGTATATCACACAATCCGGAAGGTAATATGATTGCATATTCAACATGGAAATTCTATAACTCCAAAGACTTGGATAACTTTATTCATAAGACATTAAGGAAAAATATCGGTAACAACGAAAGATAGCATCTGACGATGCCCCTTTCTAATCATTAATAACAATAGTGCGAAACATGAAAATTATAAAAATAATATTGTATTACTTACTATTGGCAAGTACGCTTTATGCAGGTGTCGGTATTATAAACCCCTTATACGAAACAGGGTGGCATTTTTCGCTTGCATCTATGTATTGGGCTGTCTTTTCAGTGCTGTTTATAGGAAGCGATTTGTGGCTACATCATAAAATATCACGCCTAATCGCCTTATCTATATTGGCACTTGCCTACCTAATGAGTTTTGAATATTATTTGTTTTGTGATGAATATAGATTCGTGGTTCATCAAGGTTCAAGCGGAAAGATTTTTTTAGCAGACATAGGCAAATTTCATGAGTATTGGTTTTATCAAGGTTTACTGGTTGCCTATCTGCTTTTGACAATTGGAGTTTCGCATCTATTGAGAAGGAAAAAGTTATTAACAAATCGGGATAACGCTTAACAGCGTTCCCCGCTTAGCCATTAATGGTAATAAGGTATATGATAGACTATTTATATTATAGGTTTTATAGATTATGGCTTCATTCTTCTGTATCGGAAGGAGCCACATTTTTGGCAATGCTTTTGTTTTCGGTCATGTTAAGTACAAATGTATTAACCGCATGGGGTATATTAACCCAATACGGAATCATTGATTATCCGTCCGATACTCAATACTATATCATTGAAGGCAGTTTAATAGCATTGCTGTGTGGCAGATTTTTCTTCAAGAAAAGGTACAGAAGAATTATAACCAAGTATGAGGATGAAAACTCTGTGCAACGTAAAGTTGGAGTGTGGGCACTTACTGTATATATAGTGGCAACCTTTACTTGCTTTTTCATAGAGGCATTGCACAGACAGGGAAAAATATAATTTACCATTAACGAAGCAGGATAACGGACAAGCCGTTCCCTGCTGAACCATTATCAATAAAAGTGTGAAATATGGATAAAAATCAAATATTAGAAAAGGTTGGCTGGAGAATAAAAGTAGAACCATATTTACAATATGGAATATCACCACATGGAATAATATTAAGTATGATAGATGATTTATTTTTCAAAGAAATAGAACGTACAATCGAAGACAATCATCTTCCATTTCAGAAAATAGAAGATGCCGATAAAGAGATTTTGGTACAAAGGTTATATGACACATTTGTAATTGGAAACCCTTATGCATTATGGTTGAGTTTTAAGTATGTGCCATATAGTATCGATTGTAACATGGAAGACCCTTACTTTCATCTATTGGATTTAATAGATAGAAATACCGTTTTCTATTTCTTCATTGATTATGAGCATATTGGATTTGTGGTTTACAAAGCAAAATTGTCTGATATACATATATTTATTGGTGATTGCGAAGGGCTTGACGAATATTATTTAGTAACAGAGGATTTCATGGAGCTGTATAGTATAACAGACCATGTATAATCCGCAAATCCAAATTTCCGCAGAATCCGAAACGAAGCGTTCGATTTTCAGGGAAAAGGACAAAACGAAGCGTTCAAAAAAGGAAAGCGCGCAACACTCAAAAAGCCGAAACAAAAGTTTTGTAATGACCTCTGTTTCGGCTTTATAATTTCATAAAAAATGGCTTTATAACGGCATTAAAATAAGGCTCAAAAGTTTGGCCTTCTACTTGAAAAATTGTATCTTTGTTCAGTGCTAAGCAGCTGTTTTATGAACTAATTTTTCCTGTTTCTTATACAGCATCATGTCTGTATATTCGGCAGAATAATTCATGTGGGCATTGAATTCCTTTTTTGTACAACCCTCAAAAGGATTGCCAATGGTTTTGTTTGCTCCAATCCATTCACACAGTTCAAGTATGGAGGATTTATTGGATGTGAAATAAACGAAGGAATGCTTTTCGAGTATCTTTAAAACATCCAAATAATCAGACAAGCGCCAATACATATTGTACGTACCAACATCAGTGGAAAGATAAGGCGGATCAATTAAAAAGACGACTCCGGGAACATCCTTATATTGGTTGAATACTGCTTTGTAGTCGCATGATACAATTTCAAGCCCTTTTAAGTAGTCAGAAGACTCCGGATAACCGGTCTTGCGAATGTTGTTATAAAGGACTTCCTTGCGCATTTCGGCTACAGACAATTTATACTTCATGGAGAACATAAGTGAGGATGATAAGGTTATAAAATCCACGTACCCAACATTTAGTTCTTCTTCCTCGATACGTTTAAAAATGCGTTCTCTAAGTTCCCCTTTAATTGGTTTATGTTTGGGTATCGAATTACCCACCAGCTCCCTAATATCGGCAAGCAGTTTATTTGTCTGTGGGATATTTTTCAGTCTGAACCGGTAGTTGTCGAAGTCATTGTAGACAACAGTAGCATCGGGCTTGCTTCTTTTGGCTATATGCGAAAGAAGTCCGGAACCGCCAAACAAGTCCACAAACACGGTATCTTCAGGGAACTGTTCCAAAACTTTAATAAACTCTTTAGCAAACATTCTTTTTTGGCCTACAAATGGCAGTGGTGCAGATAAATTCATATTCTTCATACGTTCAAGTCAAATTTAATGTTTTCAACTCCGGATAACAGTTCCAGAGTCCGGTCAATGTTATTTTCATATATATGCACATTTCCAAGGTCAAGGGTTATGGACTTCAGGGGAAGCTCCACCTGCCTTGCCATCAGATAAAGATGATAAATATCAGCCGGAAGCCCAAGGTTCGCATCAGAACTACGCTGATATGCAGATAGCACCAATTCTCCCTCATCAATTTGGAACTGCACAAGACTCAGGCAGGGTGCCTGGTTGCTTTCCACCCCGGTTTCTCCAAGAAACAGGACATAATTCTTGCTGTTGCGCTTTTCCCGGTTAATCCTGGTTATGAGGGGTGGAAGCTTTTCAAAGTAAGTTGGATAGCTGTTTACAAGGGTATGGCCGCAATAATCCCACCAGGTAATCCCTGCCTCTTTGTATTTTTCCACATCCCGGACTCCTTGCATAAACAGTTTCAATTCCTCTTTCAGCTTTTTCCTGGCTATCCCGTGGCTTTCAAATATGTCAAGTAAATCAGCGGGGGTTAGCATGAGCCTTTCGTTTAATAGATACTTGATACGCCCTTTCCTATTGGTCTGGATTTTGCCCGTTTGGAGTATCTTGTCTAATGTCTGGTAATACTTATTCATGAGCTTTATTTTTGGTTGTACAAAGGTAGCTCTACCGGACAACACAAGGCATCCCCGGCACATCAATCACACTGCACCGAGCGTGCAGTGCTTTCCAAACCGTTTGATAACATCATACACCTTACGTTCGCTTACCGAATATTTATTTGCCAAAAACGCCACTGCATAAGTGGTCTTTTCACCTTGTTTTTTCATGACCTCATACTCCGTATATAAGTCTATGAATCGAAGGTCATCCTGCTTGCCGCCCAAACTTATAAGCATTTCAAGCGGTTCTCTGTTAAATTTAAGTGCTTCAAACAATGTCATATCCAATCATTTTTGTACTTTTGCAATGCCAATCATTTATTTAATGCGTAAAAACGCCACGAGAGTGCGGCAGAGGGCATTGCCCCCGGTCGCGCACTCTCGTGGCGTTTTGTGTTAATAAATGATTGGCGTCTATATTAACAGGCCGGGGGCTTTTTTTATCCCTCCCCCGAAGGGATTGTCAATCACTCAATCCGATATAATTCCAAATTGAACTTGTCCTTTTTTTCCCAGCCTTCAGCCAGAACTGTCTGAATGAATCCTACTGCTTTTGTATAGAAATCTTTCAGTTCTTCTAACTGAGTAAAAGTATGGTATTCCGGTTGTTCATCCGAACCGAACTTAAACGTCACTGGCAGGGTTTCTCCGCCCGTCTGAACGGCCAAATCGTATGCTGCCTTATAGTTGTACTGGTTCTCCACAGAAAGCCATACATGGGCACCATTATAGGCGAATCCGGATAGGATAGCCGCATCAGTCTGGCTGTTATACCAGGACATAACCAATGTGTGGATTTCCTCATCAGTAGGCTTATGCCCGAACTCCTCTTCCATGTAGGAGGCAGAGCCGTTCTCTTTTTCCTGCACATCCCATCGGATGCGCCATTTGTCTTTAACCGGGTTCGTGCATTCCATCAGCGAAACCCCGGAACTTCCTTCAACTCTTCTCATGTAAACACGTATTTGGTTCTACCTTTGCCGAATGTCTCTGTCTTGATGGTCGTTTCAAACGGGAAACCATCCGGCATTTCCTTTACTTGTGCGAGAATATTCTTCATTTCCTCGCTGTTGGTGAAGAACTTCTTTGCCTCGCCGTTCACTTCGATGGCCACAATACAGCGGTCTTCTCCCTGCTCGGTTTTGATACCGGTCTCAAAGTCCTTCACTACAATGGGTAAGTTTACCAGTTCCCGGATGCTTACCACCACTCCGGGGAATCGCTTTTTACCGTCTTCCGGCTTGTAAGCGACATTCAAGTCTTTAAAACTTCTCATTTCTTTGCCTGTTAATTTTTTAAACAACTTATTACAGTCGGCGTGCTTCGTCATGCCGTAGAAACTGGCAATCAGTTCCCGCCGTCTTTTTCTCGATTTTACCTCGTGCATTTTCCGGGCAAACTTCTGTTTGATGCGTTTCCGCAATCTTACATAGTCGGGACGGATAACATAGCCAAGGAAATCAATGCCTTCTTCCACAGGGAACACCCGTTCATTCGGCTTTATTTCCAAGTCTATTTTTCCCATTTGCCCGTGAACAGCATCACGAATCTTCCACAATTCCGCTTTCGTTTTACCGAGTACCAGTCCGTCATCGCAATAGCGATAGTAATAACGAACCCCGTACTTATCCTTCAGATAGTGGTCTAAAAATACAGACAGAAGCAGATTTCCTGCCCCTTGTGAACTGCGCAGTCCGAAACTGATACCTTCCGGCAGCAGCTTAACAAACCGCTCCAACAAGACCAACAGCCTTTTGTCCTTGAACACCCTCCGGAAGCACCACATAACAAAGTCCTGCCGCGCATTGTCATAAAACCTCCGGATGTCAAATTTGTATGCGTAAAGCGTGCCTTCCGGATTTTTTTGCAAATCGGTACGTATGCAGTTCATCAGGTCATGAGTACCGCGCCTTTTGATGCTTGCACCGGTTGTCCGGATATAACGTTTTTGCAGGTGGCGGTCCACCACATTCATGATGGCAAACACAGCGATGCGGTCTTTCATGGACAGGATCTGCAAAATACGTTTTTTACCGTATTCTTCAATTTCCCTCTCATGGTAGCCGCCCAGCCGGAATGAGCCGTCCGCAATGGAAGCCGTCAGTTCGGTGATAATCTTCTCCCTATGGGCAAGCAGGAATCGTCCCTGCCTTGACCTCTTACGATCGGTTCCGCGAAGTACCGAATCGAATGCCTCCGACATATTGGAGTATTCGATGATTTCCTCGATAATATATCCTTCCCTGCGCATAAGCTATTGGTTAATAAACATGGAAGATGAGGGCCTTCCTTTCCCCGGGTCTGACTTCTTCGAACTGATAACAGCCTACCAAACTCCACCCGACGCGTGATTTTTCAGCTTTCCACCTTTTCTGGTGCTGTTGCTGTGGCTTGCTCCCCTCGGCACCGCTTCGGGGACACGTCCCCGCTGCTGTACGCCGATTTGTTAGATTTCCAGACGCGAGCCGACATTCGCATTCGTATTCGAAGCATCGTTATTCGCATTCGCATTCGACACACCGCCATTCGCATTCGCATTGTTGTACCCGCGATAGACCACACGGACTATTGGGGAACTCTACCGCTTGCAAAGTTACTGATTTAACAGGCAAAACAGATAAACGAATTACACTATCATCCAAAATAAAACGGATATACTGCCACCCGCGACGGTGAGCCCCCAATCAATCCAGTCCCAAGGACTTCCCCGAAGAGTATCTTTCAGTTCCAGACAGGAAGCTGCAATGGCCGCAGCATAAAAGGCCGTCCAAGGAGTAAATCCCAATAGACCTACCATCAAACCACCGATAAGATGCTTGTAACGGTTACTCATTTTTAAAAATGCGATAATCTTTTTCATATACCTCAAAATTCTATTTTTTCGACCGGCTTCGCCGGTATTTGAATACCTTTTAAATGGAATTCGGAAACCATCCGAATCCCGTTCTTTCGTTTTAGTCGCTTCGCTCCACGCTTTGGCGCTTTGCGCTTACGCCACCTCGCGTATCGCCTTGTACGCTGCCACGCTTTGCGCCCGGACGATTTTGCCGCGGAAGGCCAGACGCGAGCCGACAT